AAGTGGAGAGGTAACTATCTCTTTGTATAACATGGATGATGATGGAGAGACTGAATACCGTTTTGCTAATATCGCAAAGATGATAGAAGAGCTAAATATCAATAATGTAAAAGTCGTTGATGGTGTGGTTACTGATTTAGATGAAAACGCTATAAGCATAGCCAATGCTGACAAATTGGAGAATAAGACACTAGAAGAGGTTCGAGCAGGTATTGACGCAGTAAAATTGGGGGGGAAAGCCCCTGAATATTATCGTAATACTTTCAATAGAGTAAAAATGCTGATAGATACAGAGCAGACAAGTTTCCCTGAACGGTGGATGGCAGGGGTTACTTGGGAGAATGAGATAATCTTTTGGGGGTACAATAATAGTGCTTATTTTGTTCCAGGTCTTGGTACAGATAATGCAGGAGTACAGACCATTCCTCATCCTGTAGAGAAACGAGGGGTTTTGGTAAAAAAACTCTATGCCAATACTTGGAATCTGTTTGTGTTGTATGAAGATGGAGACCTCTATGTATTGGGTTATAATGGCTATGGTCAACTTGGAATTGGTAACACTGCCAATCAGTTTAGATTGATAAAAAGTGCTGAAAATGTTGAAAAGCTCTCTACTTCATCTGTTGGCTATCATCAGGATTATAATCACACAATGATACTCAAGAGTGATAAAACTGTTTGGCTGACAGGAAATAATGATGATGGTCAATTAGGCAATGGCAATGAGACAAATCAAAACAGTTGGGTAAAAGCTAATGTCCCACCTGCAAAAGATATTTTGGCAATTGGTACGGATGTCGCTAACTCTTATATCACTACAGTTGAGGGAGAAGTATTTGTTACTGGACACAATGGATTTGGTCAATTGGGTGATGGTAGTACTGTGCGAAGCTTGGTCTTTAAGAAAATCAATAATTTGAGTGACTATAACATCGTAAAAATGGTTGGAGCTGGAGGAACTAGAAGTAGTAACTCTGCTTATTATTATAATTTTGCTCTATTTTTAACCGATATGGGGCGAGTCTTTTCTGTAGGTCATAATGGTTATGGGCAATTAGGTGTTGGAAATACTGAACATCAGAAATTGCCTATCGAAATTCAGTATGGGCATGACAATAGTACCGACCCTATTGTAGATATTTTTACAAGTAAGGGAGCTTGGGGGAGTGCTGGGTATATTACTCAAAGTGGAAAACTCTATATGATGGGATATAATGGGTATGGAGAGCTTGGATTAGGCGATACGACTAGTAGAACTGTACCTACACTTGTAATGAGAGATGTTGAGTATGTTCAAGCGATTTCTAGTGGAACATATAGTTACCATAGAACCTATATCGCACGGAAGAAAAATAAGAGCTGGTGGACTTGGGGCTACAATGGTAATGGTCAATGTGGAGATGGAACAACCATCAATGTGACTACACCAAAGGAGTTACAAATTGATAATCCTGAAAAAGTGATACAGGTGTCACAAGGGGGCTACTCATCTGATACGCATTGGAATTTTTTGATGGAAGATGGAAGAGTCTATGGTGTAGGGGATAATGATTATCAGCAGAGTTATGCTTATGGTTCTGCTGATAATATTAGACGACCTATTCGGACATTTTTTTAAGGAGATGAGAGATGGAAATTTTTGTAATACCAAGTTATCAACAGCAGGTCGGAGATGTAGTTTTATATAGTTATGATGATATAGTAGCTTTGGAAGTCGCTGATGCCTCACTATATGAAAACTATATCGTTCCTATGGATAGTGAGTCTATAGAAGAGATAGAGAAAGAAATAGCTAATGGCTATACCAAAGAGCTAAATATAATCTGTGACCAAAAATCAAAAGGTGTAAAAGTCATTATTGCAGGTATGCATGTTTCTCAAGAGCAGATGGAAGAGTACCAAATGGTAGCAGATGCAATAGACCGTGAAGATGTAGCATGGTTTGAAGATGAAGCACAAGTGTTGGGTACAACAGCCCAAGAGGAGTTTGATAAAGCAAAAGCCTCTAAAGCTCAATATGAGTTTGCTTATAATGCTTTCAAGAAATTGATTCGAGTCTATAGGAGATTTGTCGTTTCAAAAATCAAAACTAGAGAGTTTACTCTAGTTCAGGAAATGCTAAAAGATGGGCGTGGTATAGGTGTTGGACTTGATGGTACTCCTATGGAGATTTTGACACAGAGTAAGGAGCAGGTAATGCAGATAATTTTAGGAAAAGGAGATAGTGATGGCACTAAGTAGAGGAGTAATAGGAGAAAGAGGCTCAACAGCAAAGAGACCTCTAAAGTTGCAGTCTGTATTGGCTGTGGCTTTGGTGTTGACTGTGGGTGTTGAACCTAAACTATACTATTTTGATAATCCACAAAAAGCCTTGGAAACTCTAAATGGAGAGATAACAGTAGAAGGTGGGAATTGGAAAAGATATTTGGAGCTTTGGGTAGATAGATTTCCTACAGATGTACCTGTACTACTATCTACTGCAAAAATAGATGATGATAGTGAGGTGCAAAAAGGTAATGTGATAGAGGCTATAAATAGTATGAAAAGGTTTGGAGCTGTGTATGATGTCCGACCTGACATTGTCGCTGTGGCTGATTATCCTAGAGATACCAACATAATGAATACTCTAAATGTAATCAATGAGTTTTATCATAGTCGAAGCTGGTATGATATAGATGCTAGTGATAGTAGTATCGCTACTAGTTTCAGAAAAGAGAGTGGGAGTGAGAGAATTAGTATGGTTCATTCTGCTTTGGGGACTTTTAATCCTGTAACCAATGTAGAAGAGTTCTATGATGGTGGTGTGTGTATGGCATTTCATAGGGCTTATCTCGACTCAAAAAGTGAGTATGGTTGGTTCGAGAGTGCTTCTAATAGAGTTATCAATATGGATAGTATCAAGTATCCTGTAGATTATCATGAGGGGAGTGATGAGACTGACCCATATAGTGGGGAGCAGATTTGGGTATTTATCAAGGATGGTGGTATTCGTCCTTGGGGTTCTGATTATACTTGTAGTTCTGACTCTATTTGGAGGAATGGTAGTAGAGTCAGACTTGTAGATTTGGCAATAAAAGCTATACGAAAAGAGCTAAGAGATAGTGTAGATAAGAGTCTAAATAATCTAACTATCGTAAAGAAAACTTTGAGTGCATTTCAAAATAAATTGATAGGACAAGGTGTATTGCTTGGGGGTACAATAGATTTGGATGAAGATAAGACTACAGATGTAGAGATTACGGCTGGGAATTTCTATTTTCAATTTGATTTCCAAGATATGCCAAAAGCTCGTAAGATTGTAGTAAATCTAAACTATACAGATAAATTTTCTGAAATAGCTTATAAATTGTTGGAGGAGGCATAATATGGCACGAGAGAGAGAAGAGATAACTGTTGATTTAAATGTATTTGTCGGTGGGTATGGGAAATTGGGTGTAGCTAATAGCTTCAAAGCTCCTGTTGTGGATATGACTGGAGTAGAGAGTAATAGTAGCAGTGCAGGTAAGATGAACTGTTATTATGGTGCTGTAGAGAATTTGGAAGCTGAATTTACTCTAGGTAAACATGACCCTTTGATTTATGAAGAGATGGGGAAGTTAAATGATGGAGAGTTTATTTTTAAGCAGAGCCTGAAAAATTGTCCTGATAAGTCAAAAGTAGTAGAGTATATTTTACGAGGTCAGATAAGCTCTATAGATGATGGTGAAGCAAAAAGAGGTGAGAAAGTAGGAGCTACTATCAAAATGGGTAGTCTATGGTATTACAAAAAAAGTATCGGTGGGAAATCTGTCTATGAGATAGATAAAGAGAATGGAATAGTTCGGATAAATGGCAAAGATATATTGCAAGATGCTAGAAATGCTGTAATGAGCTAAAATCAAGTTTCTATAGCATTAAAAATAAGCCGTTTTTGTGTGCTAGAGTACTACTAGAAGTCTAAAAAGGGCTTATTTTGGCTGTAGGAGCTTAAATTAAACTTAAAAAATAGGAGATAATGATGAAAGAAATAGAATTTGACAATCCACAACTACTTGGTGGCAAAGATAGAAAAAGTATAGAGTTAAGAGAACCACTTTTCAAAGATGTGAGAATGGTTAGCAAAGTTGGAGATGAGATAGAGATGCAAAACCAACTAATTCGCAGACTAAGTGGTATAGATACGATAACAGATGAAGAGTTTGACAATATGCCTTATGCAGAGTATAAAAAAATTGCAGAGGTGATTGAGGGTTTTATGTAATTGATTATGAGTCTCTACTGAATATGAGTGCAACGATAGGGCATTGGTTGCACTTTGGGTTTCGTGATATGTTAGAGATGAGTATGGATGAGATTGATAGCTTTTATGAAATGTGTAAAAAAAGTAAATAAATAAAATAAAAAAGAGTAAACATGAAAAATATCGGTTTGAATATTCGTATCGGTGCAAAAATTGGTTCAGCTGTAAGTGAATTACAGAAGCTTGGCTCTAGTACAACTTCTTTGGGGGCAAAGGTCCAGGCGTTGAGTCAAAAGCGTATTGATATAATTACAAATGATAAAAGTGTTCTAAAAATTAAAAAGAGTCTGGAGAATGTTGATATTCGTCTTGATTATTTGAGAAATAAAAAAACTGCTCTTTCTCTCCAATTGGATAAGAACAAAGTCTATGAGCTAAATAGCCAAATAAATAAAATAGATGATAAGATTGATAAGCTTAGAAACAAAGAAGAGATTATTGAGCTTAAGATAAAAGCTACTACTAATGAAAAAGAACTAAAAAAACTTAATAAATCGCTAGATACTACTCGTAAAAATATTTTGAATTTATCTTCTGAAAAACTCGATATAAAAGAGAAGCTTAGTGATGTAAAAAAAGCAAATGAAAAAGTAAATCAAGAACTAAAAAAAACATCTTCTGAAATAAGTGAGATTAATTCTCAAAAATTAAATTTAAAAAATGAGTTAAAAGAAGCAGAGTTTCAAGCTGAAAAGACAAATAAAAAAGTTCTAAGTATTACGAAAAGTATTAATAGGATAAATGCTGCTAAAATAAATATAAAAAGTACTATTCATAAAACAGAAATTATCAAACAAAATTTTATTGGAAATGTAGGGAAAGTAGTAGCAATGAGTGCAGCACTTGGGGGTGTGGCATTTGGGATAAACAAGATAAATGAAGAGACTACACAGATGGCAAATCTCGCAGGAACAGTTGGTCTTAGTTTTGGGACAGTAAATACATTGGGTTCAGCGATTAAGGGTATAGGTCTCAATTATGAGCATGTGACTGACATTATGGAGGAGCTAAACAATAAAATTGGAGAGTCAAAGGTAAAATATAAAGAGTGGTTAAAAGAGGATAAAGGTAAAGGAAAAGAACTAAAACTGGTCGGTGGTGTGGATGATGCTTTTAAGGGTTTGGATTTTTCACTTTCAGATAAAAGTTTCAGGGGGTTGAATTATGAAAAGACTTTCAAAAAATTTATAAAGATGAAAGGTGATAAACAATTTGAGTTGGTAATGGATACAGCTCTAAAGATGAAAGATAAACAAAAGGCTGCGTCGATGGTTGACATCTTGATGGGTGGAGAAGCCAATAAAATTTTAAGCTTTTTGCGAAAGCAGGGTTTGAGCTACAAAGAGTTTATCACTCAACAAGAAAAAATGAATTATCTAAATAAAGAGGGATTAAAAGGGGCTAAAGATTATGCTAAAGTTTCTGCAAAAACTTCAAACATATTAGGTTCTATGTTTAAACAGATTGCAGGGATTGGTGGGAGTTTTTTGACACCGATTTTAAAAAAATTCAATAGATGGTTAGTGATAAATAAAGAGATGGTTCAACTCAATATAAAAGGTTTTTTCGATGGTATCAAAGAGGCTCTTGGTTCTATAGGGAAAATCATTAAGTGGGTTTCTAGTTTTCTCAAACCTTTGATTTCTCTTTTTTCTTCTACTTCTGATGAAGCAGAGAAAGCTGGAGCAAGTGGGGCTAGTCTAGGAAAAACATTGACTTATATTGCTGGAGGTTTTACAGCTTTGATGAGTGCGAAGCTGATTATGGGTGGCTTGGGAATGGCTGTTGGTGTTGTTACAACTGCTTTTAGAGTTTTGAGTGTGGTTGTAAGCTTGAATCCAATAGGCTTGGCTATAACAGCTATAGGTATAGCTATCTATGGGCTATATAATGCTTCTGATAAATTCAAAGCTAAGTTAAAAGCTCTATTTAGTTGGTCACCTTTGGGTTTAGTCATCAGAACTTTTACACCTGTAGTAAATTTCGTGCGTAATCTATGGAATGGTATGAGTTTTCATGATGCAGGGAAAAGGTTGATAATGAGTCTGTTTGATGGTATCAAGAGTACCTGGAATAAGCTCAAAGGTATAGGGAGTTCAATAAAAAAATCAATAAGTGGGTGGTTTGATTGGGGAGATGATACCACAAAACCAAAAACTATCAAAGTTGCACACCATGCCAAAGTGGCAACTGCTGGATTGGCTTTGGGTGGTGGTATAACTTTTGCTACACCTGATATACCTCAAACTATGCCTATCATACATCAAAATAGAGAGTTTATCTCTCCTAGTAGTAGTACCAATACACAAAATATCAATCTCAATTTCGGCGATACTCATATAATATCGCCTATGGATGAGGCAGAGTTTCATCAAAAAGTGTTTAGTACAGTTCAAAATGCTTTAAATGAAGATAAACAGCACAAAAACGATATAAGGATGCATGACTAATGCTAGGAATAATAGATGATTTCGTATTTGAGATGAGCAAGGCAGGGTTTGATAAAATCAAACAACAGTTCAAATTTGGTTGGAGCAAAAAAGATAGACTATATAATAATCCAATACACCAAAAGCGTGGGAAATATGAGCAGGGTTTGACTATAAGTGGTACTCTCGTATTGGAGAGTGTAAATGCTTTGGATAGATTGATAAGTATTGGCAAGAGTCAAAGACCTGTAACATTGGTGCTAAGTGGTATAGATGAAGTGTGTAGAGTTGTGATATTGTCTATAGATATAGATAGAGATATATTTTTGCAGACTGGAGAGGAGATTAGAAAAAAATTTAGCATGAAAGTAGATGAGTATTATGGAGCATAGAGAATATATCGTAATGCAAGATGGGTATAGACTTGACCAGATAGTAATATCAGAGATGGGAAATTTGGATTGGTTTGAATATATTTTGGAGCTAAATATCAAATCTATTCAGAGTGAGTTATATATCAAGCAGGGGACTAGATTGCTGTTGCCTGTAGTAGAAAATCCTAATACTGTAAAAAAAGTGAATAAGCTATGGTAAAAAATAGAGAGCCTATATATGTACTAGTAGTAAATGGTGCTGATGTGACTACCAAGATGTATGAAAATAGTGCAAGTATGACATATATAGATAATGCTGGAGAGATGAGTGATGAGCTGAGTATCACTATCGCAGGTAGTTGGGATATAGTAAAGTTTTCGGACAAGGCTAGATTGTTGATGGGATATTTGGATGATGAAGTTTGGGAGTGTGGGACTTTCGAGGTGCAAAGCGTAAAGATTGGTGCATTTGAAACTAGGATAAAGGCTACTTCTACTAGTTTCAACAATGATTTGAAAACTAAACAAAATAGAGTATGGCATAAAAAGAGAGTGAGTGATATAGTATCCAATATTGCAAATAGACATAATCTACAAGTGGAGTGCAATATAGATACAAAAGTGGTATATCTATCTCAAGCTGATGAGAGTGATATACATTTGCTAACTAGAATTGCAAAAGAGCATAATGCTTTGTTCAAAATCAAAGATGATAGATTACTATTTGTAAAGAGGGAGGAGCTGGGGAAATATAGTATAGATATAGCAGAGTGTAGTAGCTATTCTATAATTTTTAAAAATAGAACTATTTATAATTCTGCTATAGCAGAATATTATGATAGCAAAGAAAATAGTAGTGTGAGGGTAAAAGTAGGTAGTGGTAAACCTGTATTGAGGCTAGAGGAGTATTTCGATAGTAAAGAGGAGGCTAGAAGAGTAGCTCAAAATAAGCTCAAAGAGCAAAGTAGAGGTAAAGTGAGTGGTAGTTTATCTATCTATGGTATGAATATTGTATCAGGGGGCAAGATTGAATTGGTGGGAGATGATAGGATAAAAGATATGGAGTTTAGTATAAAAAAAGCAACCCATACTATAAATAGTAGTGGGTTTAGTACTGTTTTGGAGTTTGAGAGTTAGTTTAAACCTAAAATTTTTAATTCTTTGGACCAGTCCAAAACTTTACCCTCTTTTACAAAATCAAGTGTTTGAATATCTCCTTTTTGAGATAATACTGTAAAATTTCCTTTTGGGAAATAAGCTATCCAAACTTTATTATTTGTACCCTCTAATGTTATAGGTGTCCCCCATTTTGCAATAAGATTAGTACTGAATGGTGGTTTCCATGTACGACCCATAATTTCACCTAAATTTAGCTTAGTCTTTCGATTCTCTTTGACTTTTTCTTTGTCTAAAATTTTAACTTTTTTAGCTTCACCTGTTTCTTGAGCTATTTTTTCATCAGAACAAGAGATGAATAGACCGAGTAATAGTAAAAATAAAAAAACTTCTATAAATGATTTGAAATGACTATATATATTTGACATGACTATTTCCCATTCTTTTTACGCCATCTTCTACAGCTACTTTTACCATAGCTAGAGCCACCTTTGAGACATTCACATGCTTCTCCGTCTTTGTCTCTATCAAGTCTTTTGGCATGATGTTTTTTGAAATATTTTTGGGCTTCGGCTTGGGTGTTGAAGTCTTTGCA